TGGCCGAAAAAGAAACAGGATGGGTAAGTGCTCTTATTAAGTGTGACTTATGTGGTTATGAATCATTATCAGTACATCATGAGTCATGTGATAAGCTTGAGTGTGTTAACTGTGGGCGCATGTCCCACTATGAAGTTTTAGAATATTATACAAATGAAGAACTATGAAACTAAACAAAGAAGACCGTAGAGAAGAAATGGCCGGTATTGGCACGATGGTACTATTAATTTTTGTTACTATATGTGCAATTGGTGCTACTCTACAAGTAATTTTTAATCTATTTTAGTATGGAAAATTATCCAAAATGGGTAAACAATCTTGTTTACTTTTTAGCAGGTATTGGCTTCGGGCATATTTTACTTAATTTTATCCTGTAATGAGGATCTTAGAAGATTATAACCTAAATATAGAATGATGAGTGTAAATAAGAAAGATTACAAAATTGTAGAAGTAAAACATGGCTTTGTTACTAAGTATGTTGTGAAGAAAAAGGTGTTCTGGATTTTCTGGAAAACAGTAAAGAACAATGCAGGATTTGATATGCAGTATGATACAAAAAGAGCTGCGCAATCTTACATTAACTTTCTAAAGTGATAATTTCTACATGTGTTAGGAAAGTACAGCGGATTAAGAGATTATGTCAGTTGTAGAAAAAGTCACTAGAAAGAGTATGATTATTAGACCAAGTGGGAGGAGCACTGATTACATTGCTCCTTCTTTTGGTCATGGCTGTTTGTATAACTGTACTTACTGTTATATGAAGAGACATAAACCGGAAGGATTAACCGTAGCTAAGAATACTATGGATATCCTGACAGAAATTAATTCCCATGCATTCTTTGCAGATGTAGAGAAGCCAAATCAGACTGGAGATTATATTACATATGATATCAGTTGTAATGAGGACTTTGCTCTACATGCTAAGTATCATGATTGGAGGACAATCTTTAAGTTTTTTAGAGATCATCCACTTGCTATGGGTTCATTTGCTACTAAGTATGTAAATAAAGAGTTATTAACTTTTGGTCCTGAAGGTAAAATTAGAATTAGATTTAGTCTAATGCCTTATGAGTTGTACCAGCATCTTGAACCTAATACAAGTACTATTCACGAGAGACTTTTAGCTATACCACAGTTTTTAAATGCTGGATATGAAGTTCATTTGAACTTTAGCCCTGTTATTGTACATGACAATTGGTTAAAACATTATGAAGCTTTATTTAAAAGTGTTGCTTTTATGGCAAAAAGTCATGGTTGGGACCTTACAAGAGTTAAAGCTGAGGTAATCTTTTTAACTCATAATGAAGAAAAGCATTGGTATAATGTAGCAAATAAATTACCAGGTGAAGAATTTTTATATACTCCAAAAATACAAGAGACTAAAGTATCCCAGTATGGAGGAACTAATATCAGATATGAACATAGAAGAAAACAAGATTATATTAGACAGTTTACAGAACTTCATGACAGATTCATACCTTGGAATACAATTCGTTATATTTTTTAATAAAAACATGGAAAAGAAAATAGTGGATGAAATGCTGCAATTATCAGCAGCAATTGCAAAAGAACATTATGAATTGACAGATAATGTAGATAGAAACTTAAACTATCTATGGTACATGTATCATAAAGGTAGTAAAGTGGGGACATTCCGTCCTTTTGTATATATGGCAGAGTTACAATTGCTAAAGAGAATGGGCTACATTAATGATACTGAGATAAAGAACATGATTGCAATGTTAGAATCTTCAGATGAAGAGAACCTGCATATGGTTACTCTATCAATTAAGAGCTTTAGAGATCTAAGGATCCAAGAACATGGTGAGTATAGTAAAGTGAATCAGGTCTATTGGAAAATTGCCAAAGACTATCCACATGAAATACTTAACCATGAAGTATTTATGCAAACAATGGCAGCTAAGTAATGGCAAATGTAGTAGTAGAACACATAGTAAAGGAAATAAAGCTAGATAATAAGGACATAGAGATTATGAGTCCAAAAATTATAGCCGGCTATGTGATGTATAAGTACAAGTGCAGTCCTTATTTAGCTAAACAAATTGCTAAAAAATTAACAGATGTTTACAGTAAAACTAGTTAAACGTGGAGGTAAGTTAGTTTATCCAGATGATAAATCTAAATTAAATTTTCAGATTTTTATTGATAAACTAGCAGATGGACAGCAAGTTGAGGTCTTTATGGGCTTAACTTCCGATAATGCTTCATTAGCACAGATTGCTAAAGTGCATGCATGTATACGTACATTAGCACAGGAATCTGGCTATACTTTTGATGAAATGAAAAGGATTATTAAGACCCATGCAGGTCTTTGTTATGATGCAGGAGATGCTGAGATTTGTAAATCTTTTGCTGACTGTAGTAAATCAGAATTAGCTCTAGCAATAGAGTCTTGTGTAGAAATAGGGAGAGATTTTAATCTTAACCTTGGCTAGGTTCAACATAACCTTCATCACCCGGTTGAAGAACATCTATTTCTTCATATTGGTTGGAAGTTTTAGCTTGTGCTTCAATTTCAGCCAATAAAAGAGCAATAGTATAGAATGATTTTTGCAAGTCATCTAAATCAGTATAAGACTTAGTCATAATGTCTTTAAGATAATCTTCATTTTGTTTTTCACCAATTTGTTGGAATAAATAAAATGAAAGAGATTTACACATCATGTAAAAATTCTTATTTACTGTAATGTTTAGAGTTGCACCATCTTTTATTTCTTTTACCTTGATAGCCATTATATTATACTTTTTTAACAAATATACATGATTATGACTAATATAATAGACATTGAAGAGTATAAACAAAAAATATTTAATAAACTTGAACCTAGTGGATGGGGTAGAGTTCTTAAACCTTTTATATTTAGTTTAGAATTTGAAAAGATTCTTACTGATTTATATAAACTATCAAATGATGGCAAAAGGTTTACTCCAATATTAAAAGATGTTTTTAAAGCATTTGAGGAGTGTCCTTATGACGAATTGAAAGTTGTAATGGTTGGACAAGACCCTTATCCTACATTAGGTGTAGCAGATGGTATTGCATTTAGTTGTAGTAAATCTGAAAGAGAACAACCTTCTCTGAGATTCATTCTTGATGAAGTTGAAAAATTATACCCGGACGGGTATGATAGACCCTTAGACTTAGCAAAATGGTCCCGACAGGGTATACTTATGCTTAATACAGCTCTAACAACTGAAGTAGGTAAGATTGGTCAACATTATGAAATATGGGCTCCCTTTGTAGCTTATGTGTTTGATTACCTTAAGAACTTTCATCCAGGACTTGTATATGTATACATGGGTAAAAAATCTCAAGAGTGGGCAGACATGTGTGGAGAAAATTGTACTAAATTTATGGTCTCACATCCTGCAAGTGCTGCTTATAATGGTAGCAAATGGGATTCTAAAGGTGTCTTTGGGGAAGTTCGGGATACTGTACAGCATTTATATAACTACAAAATCATATGGTAATGGGAGAAATCTTTTTTAAGATAAGCCAGATGGGCTTAACACCTAACATGTTTTATGTTTTATATTGCATGCACAATAAGATTGTTCCTGATAAATCTATTAACACATCTCTTGAGGTAGCCAAATTATTATCAGGTAATTACCTGACAGAATCCTTGGAATTGTCAGGGAATAGCCTTAAATTTATACAGGAAATTGATGGCTTCTTTAAGAAATCTAAGAAGAAAACGTCAAAAGATCTAATGGGAGACAGCTTCCAAGATAACCTTAAGCTTTATAATGAACTCTTTCCTAAAGGTAAACTACCAAGTGGTGTACCTGCAAGAGTAAATATTAAAGGTCTTGAGAATGCTTTTAGATGGTTCTTTGAGAATTTTACTTATTCTTGGGAAACTGTACTAAAAGCAACAGAGAAATATGTAGATGAGTATTCTATGAATAGATACAACTACATGCGTAACTCTCAATACTTTGTTAGAAAACAGAATACAGATAAAACCTGGGATTCTACTCTGGCAACTTATTGTGATATGATTGAAGCAGATGATTATGAAGAACCAAACTATTTTAAAGAGAACATTGTATGATTAAAACTAAATTATTCTTTGTTGCATTAACAGGAAGTCTTGTTTCCTGGCTGTTAGTTCATACTCTTCTTGTAGAGATGAACTTCCTACAGTTTTTAGCAATAGAGTTTATAGTGGGCATGTCTCACCACATCTATAATGATGTAAAAAGTAGGTTACTAACTTAATCCAAATGTATGGCAGATTTATTTAACGGTGCCCGGGCTCTGAAGCCTGTGAGTGAAAGAGACGCTCTTAGAAAAGCCCTTCTTAAGATGAAGGCTAGAAGATCTGGTGAGTTAAAGTCACTTAAAAGTTCATGGCCCAAATTTAATGATGCCTTCTGTGATGGATTGGAATGGAGAACTATCACCGTAGTTGGTGCTAGACCTGGAACAGGTAAAACTTTATTTATGGAGCAGTTAATCTCTGATATTATTGAAGAGAACCAAGACCATAAATTTAGAGTACTGAAGTTCCAGTTTGAGATGCTTGATGAGACCAATGGTATCAGAAAGCTGAGTCTGAATACAGGTTCTGATTACAATACACTAATGTCCAAAGGTGAACCAGTAGATAAGGATCTATATCTAAGATGTGTCCAGTACTATGAAGATAGTGCAAAACATGATGTCATTGATGTTATATATGATCCGTGTACTGTAGATGAGATGTGTGCAACCATACACTATTATATGGAAGCTCACAAAGATGAAGCAGGCAACTACACAAATGCTCTGGTTACTATTGACCACTCAGCTTTATTTAAAGTAGGTAAAGGTCAGAAGGATAAGTTTGAAGTATTATATGCTCTTGGTGAAGCCATGACATATATGAAGAAGCATTATCCTGTGGCGTTTCTTATCTTAAGTCAGTTGAATAGGAACATAGATAACCCAGACAGATCTAAAGATGGTGACTATGGTAATTATGTATTAGATTCTGATTTATTTGGAGCAGATGCTTTATTGCAACATGCTGATGTAGTTTTGGGTATTAATAAACCCTCTATCAGAAAGATTAGACAGTATGGTCCAGAGAGATTTATTATTAGTGATGAAGACACTTTAGCCTTCCACTTCTTAAAATCTAGAAATGGCACCACAAGATTGAGCTTCTTTAAGCTAGATAGAAACTCCATGAGAATAATTGAAATAGCAACTCCAGCCCAAGCAAGTAAAAACATCAAAATTTAATTATGACAAGAAAAGAAAGAGAAAAGGAATTCTTTGCCCATCACATGGACAAGTTCCGTAAAGCTCAAGTCTCTGACCCTTTCTTTACCATTAAGACTGCTTTTTTTCAGAAAGGTAAGTTTGGCAAACAGGTTCAGTTATTTGAGGGTGAATTGAAAAGAGGAGAAGATATCTACATTGAGTTCATTGAAGTCAATAGAGATGCTTCTGGAAAAGAGATTGGTGTTGAGCCAGCTTTTGAAGATAGACCTCTTTTCAAGTACAAACACAATCCTTATTTTGCAGAAGAGTATGATGTAAAAGAAGGTACAAATTCTAATGGTGAAAATTATTTTGCCTATACTATTCCATTATCTGAGTTAATGGTTGTTATGTCTGACGGTTCTGAAATTACTCAAAATCTTTATGAGAAAAGAAAAGCTGAAGCTCCAAAAGAGCAACAAACTCTTTCTGTATTTCCAAACTTTGAGGATGAATTTATTCCAAAGCTTAAAGATGTGAGTTTAGATGAAGAAGAATCAGCTTCTGATATTCTTTTAAGAATTGCAAATGAGTTTCAAAAACTAGCAACTAAGATAAAATGAGTATAGTACTTCCAACTAAAAAGGTCAAGGCTGAAAGAGTTAATCCAAAGAGATTAGTGATCTATTCAAAGCCAAAGACAGGTAAAACAAGTTCCTTTGCAGGTCTTGACGAGAATCTAATCATGGATTTAGAAAATGGTGCTGATTATGTAGAAGCTCTTAAGGTTAAAATAGGAAGCTTACAAGAGCTACTTGATGCTGGTAAAGCTATTAAAGCTGCAGGTAACCCATATAAGTATGTTACAATAGATACTGTAACAGCATTAGAAGATATGGTAATGCCTTTAGCTATCAAGCTTTACAAGAACACAAGCATGGGTAAAAACTATGATGGAGATAATGTCTTGTCCTTACCAAATGGTGCGGGATATTTATATTTGAGACAAGCTTTCTTTCAAGTTTTAGATTTTATTG